CGCAGCCCGGCCGGCGCCAACACCTGGACCGATTTTGCCGGCGCGGTGACCGGCAGCGCATCGACGGCGCGATACAACCTCGGCTTTCCCGAATTTGAATGGGTTGCCGGCGTTTTGGGGTCCGTGTCCTGCAATCAATCGACCAGCCCGGCGGCGGGCAATTATGACGTGCGCCTGGTCGCGCGGGCTGTAAGCGGCGGCCAGTCGTTCAGCCTGTTCAACGCCGTCACCGTTGAAGCGCGGGTTTGATTTTCGAGGGAGAAAGCCATGTGGGAATTTCTGGCAATCGTGCTGTCGGTGGCCATCGCAGCAATGATCTGGCGCGCGACGCGGCCCGGCCCGGCGGCCGACACCGCGCCGCAGGATGAAGGCGGGCGACCGGACGGCGGCGAGAAGCCGTGACACGCGGCGGCAAGGCCGGGTGGTTGGCCGCGATTGCCGCCGCCGCCGCGATTGCCACGCCGATCATCAGCCGGTGGGAAGGCCGCAAGCTTGACCCCTATCAGGATATCGTGGGGGTGTGGACGGTGTGCGACGGGGAAACCCGGGTGCGGATGCGGCGATATTCAAATGCCGAATGCGATGCGATGACGGCGAAGGCGATCAGCAATGATTTTGCGCCCGAGGTGCTGGCCTGTGTGCCGGGGCTGGCGGTGCCAAGGCGGCGGCACCAGTTCGCCGCCAGCATCAGCCTGGCCTATAACATCGGATCGCCGGCGTTCTGTCGATCGAGCGCGGCGGCGGCGTTCAACCGGGGGGAATGGCGGGCGGGATGCGAGGCATTCAGCCGGTGGAACCGCGCCGGGGGACGCCGGGTGCAGGGCCTGGCCAACCGCCGGGCCGCCGAGGTGCGGTTGTGCCTGACCGGGCTGTGAGAGGATAGCATCATGATCGAAGTGAGGGACCTTGCCGGGTGGGCCGCCGCCGTGGCGCGGGGCGGGGTTTTCCGTTTGGTGGCCAACCTGAGTGATGTGCGGATTCCTGTGGGGTGTCCGCCGATGGTGATCGAGGCGCAAGGGTCTTTCATCACCGGCCTGACCATCGAGGGCAGCGGGGTGACGTGGCGCGGCGGCACGATACGGGCACCCGCCGGGTACGAAGGATTTGCAGCGCGCGGATATGGCGCCACGGTGACCGGGCGCGACGTGACGATCGAAGGCGTGCGGTTCATCGAGAGCAACCGGTGCGTGGTGGCAAACGGCACCGAACGATTGTCGGTGCGGTTCTGCCGGTTCGAGCTGGGGCAGGACGGGGTGATTGCTTCGAGAGGGAGCGATATGGATATCAGCCACAATGTTTTCGTGGGCGTGGCGACCAAGCCGACGACCTGCACCCTGCCGGGGGGAGAGGTGGTCGAGGGGCTTTCGCGGGCGGCGTGTGTGGCGCGCGGCGGCAGCTGGCGCGACGGGTGGCACCAGGACGCGGTGCAGCTGCGCCACGGCATCTTGCGGGTGAGGATGATCGGCAACAGGGTAGAGGGCACGGTGCAGGGCCTTGGCGAAATGTCGTCGCCCGCCGACCCCGGTTTGCATGACGTGTGGATTGACGGCAACGACGTCGCGGTCTCCGGGTTCCACAGCATCACCATCGAGCCGAAATCCAGCGGCGTCACCATGAAGCGCAACAGGGTGCGCCAGTTGAACGGGCGGCGGACCATTCTGCGCGCGCCAGCGGGATCGGTGATGGAAGATAACGAGGTGGTGGCATGATTGCCCTGCCATGGGCGCGGATCGGGCTGGTGCTGGCCATCATCGGCATTATCGCCGGGGTGTTTCATGCCGGGCAGCGGTACGAACGGCCCCGCGCCTTCAAGGCCGGGCAGGTGGCGCAGGACCGGATTTGGTTGGCCGCCATCGCCAAGGCCAGGGCCCAGCATGTGGCGCGGGCGAAGGCCGTGGAAGCGGCGAACGAGCGCATCAGGAAACAGGAGGCAAGGCGGTATGAAGCGGATGTTGTGGAGTTGCGCGCTGGCTATGATGCTTTGCGCAAGCGGATGCGCGACCGCGCCGCGCGAGGCGGTGCCGGTGGGGGCGCCGGTGTGCCCGGCCCTGCCACAGGCGCCGGCCGCGTTGATGGCGCCGGTTGCGCCGACGTCGATGCTATCGAGGCTGCCCTGGTGAACGCCAGCGAAGAGGGGGACCGGTACCGGGTGATGGTGATGGGATGGCAGGAATGGGCGCGGGGTGTGGGGGTGGCGGAGCCGCCTGACTGACGCAGGGATATGTGGGCGGCGCGAAGGGCGGCGGTGGCGAGGGCCACTGCCGCCCTTTCGTGCGTCTGGGGCACAGCGCTGGGCTGCTGGTGAGGCCAAGAGAGGGGGGGAGGGTAAAACATTAGGATGAAAGCGTCCAAGACCGCCCGCCAAAATCCCTTTTCACTCGCAACGATTTTGGGAGGGGGGGTTAGAGGTCGGTTACATCCCCCATTCCGGCGGGGGGCGTGTCGGCGCGGCAATCGTCCAGCCGCTTAGGCGCAGCTGATCAACGATCCCGGCCGCGAGCGCGGCAACGGCTTTGTCGCTTTCATGCGGAAGCTTCGCCGCCGCGACTGCCTTGACCAGGTGGCGCGGCATCATCTTGAGCGAGATTGCCAGCGACAGCTGAAACTCCGGATCTATTTCGCCTCGCATGACGCGCTCCAATCTGCGGCCTTGGCCGCGCCCCTTTTCATCGGCCCGCCTGCGCTTTTGGGTCCGCACTGGGACCGCATGTTCCCTACACGTTCCACGTGAAACGGCTTGTTTTGCTGCAGGGCCGATGGGTTCCGTGGTGGAGCAAGGGAGGATCGAACTCCCGACCTCAGCAGTGCGATTGCTTGGGTGTCCGGTCGGGTGAAGGCTCCGGCGGTGCTGTGGAATCATTGGGTTAGGTGGTGCGATTGGCGCGGGCGGTGGCCAGGTCGATGACTTTGGGTCCGACCTGGGACCGACGATGCACTTTTGTCAGGCTGTCCATGTCTGCCCAATAGGCTTCGACGTTGGTGATGAACTGGCGCAGATATTCGGGGCGCAGGTGGCTGTAATTGCGGCGGCCGGTGCCTTCGCCGGCATGGCCGCTGGCCTGGTCGATCTGTGCCTCGGGCGTGCCCATCGCCTGGTGATAGGTCTGGCAGCAATGGCGGAAGGTGTTCGGGGTGCCGCGCGGTTTCCACATCGGCTTGGGATCGGGCACCCGGCCGGTGCCGGCCTCCCGCTTGGTGAAAACCTGCATCAGCTGGTTGCCGTCGGCATCCAGCAGGGGCTCGATCAGTTTGAGCGATGGGTGAGCCAGCCCGGCGGCGACGATCGAGGATGACAGCGCCTTGCCGATATCCCATGTTGGCCGTTCGAAATATTCCGGCACGGCTGGGTCTGCCCAATGCCGCTGGGCCTTTGGGGCGCGGTACTGGATCAGCTTGCCGGTGCGGCCTTCCAGCCATTCGGCCAGCGTCGGCGCCGCCGGCACGACCGAGCGTCGCTTGCTGGTCTGTCGATCACCGGGCGGCAGCGAGTTGAGCAGGCCGCGCTTGTATTGAACATCGAGGTCCAGTTCCAGGATCGCATCGGTGCGGAAGTGGGTGGACAGGCTGGTGATGGCGAACAGCAGCACGTGGTGCCGGGCGGGCTCAATCCAGCAGGCTTCGAGGATGGCGGCCACCTGTTCTGGTGACCATTCCAGATCCCGGGGGCCGCTGCATTCCTCCTCGGGCACCATCGGAATGAACGGGCGCGACACGATCAGTTCCTGCCGCCAGGCCCAGCCGAGGCAGCCGGACCAGGTGGCGAGTTCCCGGTTGATGGTTTCGCCGACGACACCCTGCGCGCGGCGCCAGCGGATGTAGCGTTCGACCAGTTTGCGGTTGATATCGGCAACGGTGACGATCGGGGGGAGCGCGCCGGCGCGGCGTTGTTCGGCGAGGAAGGCCTCGATGTGCCGGGCGGCATAGGCCGGCTTGTCGGGCGCGCGCAGCTTGCTGCAGTGTTCGTCCAGATACCTGGTCAGGAGTCCAGAGAAGCCAGCCTCGGCCGGGCCTTGCGCGGCCGCTGGTCGGGCATAGGCGGTGTAATGCGCCGCAAGTGCTTCACGCGCTTCGATCGGTGGATCAAGGCTGTCGCCGCCTCCGATGCCTGTGCCGATGCGGCGTCTTGTACGAGCGATGGGGTCATACCATGCGACGCAATACTGCTGCCGATCGGCACGCCATTCGAGATAGAACGGGTCGAGCCGGACCTTTCGAGCGGCGGCGGCGCGGGCGGTATCGGTGATGGGTTCGCTTCTTCCCCGAGCGCTGGCGGAAACAAGGGCAAGGGCGGGCTGTCGGGCATCGGGGCGGCGTGGCATAGCTTTGCGGTTTCCTCGGCGGCGATTTCGGCGAGCAGGGCCATGATGCGGGGATTAAGCGCCGCGGCGCGAACGATGGCAAGATCGAGATGGGCGCGGGTGCCCTTTACCGCGGCGCGGCGGAGGGTGTCGGCGAGGTCGGTGATGGGGGTGGGGGTCATGGGCGCAATTTGCGCAGCAAAGTATTGGTCACTATCGCATCGCCAACCTGTCGCTGTGAAAAAGCTACATTGATTTCAATTGACAGGCCCGGGGTGTTCAAAACGACAAACTTTACGTCTTGATTTTCGGAGATTGCTTCAAGGATAGAGTTCATGATTCGGTAAAGTTGTTCGGTTCGAAAAAAAACGCGCGCCCGAACAAAGATGTGCAAGATTACAATGTCGCCAAATCTAAATTGCCGTCGGCCCGAATTATTTTTTTCAGGTGCCCATGGGTATTCGCCTCGCTGTATCAGGGTTCGCAAAGACGATTGGTTAATGCCTGCAATTTGGCAAGCAGTCGCAGCACTGTAGGCTTTTTCGTCGTTCACGCCGCCATCCTTTCCACTGCCCACCCGCCCCATTGGTCGGCCGCTGCCTCGGCGATGCCGGGGAAGGTGGCGCTGCGTTCGATCGCGCGGCGCGGGCCGGGGCTGGCGCGGGCGACCTTTGACCATTTCTTGTGTTCCGGCGTGCCGGAGCGCGGCGGGGTGAGGCGGTTTGTCGGCACCAGCGGGGGCAGGCCGCGCAGGTAAAAGCTGGTCGCCTTGAACGCACGCTCGCCGAAATGCCAGGGCTGCACCGTCTGTGCCGGCGGCTGGTAATTCACGATCCGGGCCTTGGCGTGTTTGTGCATCACCGGGTTTTCGACAGCGATGCGCGGAATCGGCGCGTTCCATGCCGCGCTGAACAGCGCAGCGCCTTCATCCAGTTCGGCCCACAGATCCGCCAGGGTGCGGCCCGGCGGCGGCACGGTCAGCCAGCGGACGCCGGAATTGCACAACCGGGTGCAGGGCGGGTGCATGACGGCCAGCAAATCCCAGCCATCGTTCAGATGGTCGCGGATATCGCCGGTGATGTGCCGGTTGCTGCGGTCCCACGATGGTTCGGTGTCGATGCTCCACACGTCATGGCCGCGCGCGGCAAAGGCGCGGCGCATGATGCCGGTCTGTTCAAAGCCGATCAGGACGCGCATCGCCGTCATCCCTCCCCCCGCTTTGCCGCGGCGATGGCGCGTTTGGTGCCGGGGGTGGCGGATTGGAGGAGGTGATCGAATTCCGGGATGTGCATGGCGATGGCGAGGCGGGACTTGCGCCAGACGGCCAGGCGGGCGGCGCCGGTCACGCTGTCTTCCTGGGTGCGGATCAGGCGTTCCAGCGTCCAGCTTTCGATGTCATCGAGCGCGCGCAGCCGCGACAGCTTGTCGAGCGCATCGATGGCGATCATCGCGGTCTCGCCACGGATGGTGAGGGGGTGGGTGGTCATGCCGCCAGATCCTTGGCGTCTGGCCAGTTCCACAGGCCTTGCGCGCCCTTCATCGTGAAAGGCACGTAAAACGGCTCGATCTGTTCCATCGGCCAGCCCCAGTTGGCGTGTCCGTCGCGGTCGCTGTCGTTGACCTTGATAGCGCCGAATTCGCGGGCAATGTCCGTACCGAGGCGGGGCTCGCCGACGCGGACGACGCCGAGACCGGCCGCCATCGGCAATTCGGCAAAGCCCATCTTGATGGCATTCAGGATCGGCAGTGCTGTTTCGGCATGCAGGCAGGTGTGCGCGGCGTAGCGGCCGCCGGCTTCGAGCAGGCGGATCAGCTGATCAACTTGCCGGAAATCGATCTTTTGCGCTGCGGCGTGGATGACCAGCGGCTGGCCGATCAGCCAGGCCGGCGGGCGCCAGCTGCGAAACTCATATGGCTTTGCGCCAGCGATGATCAGCGAGGCCCAAGGCTGCCGGATGGTGAGCGCTTTCACGAAACCCACCCCAGCCCGCAGAGCAGCCCGAGGCCCCAGCCGAGTGCCAGGCCGGTCAGGGCGGCGGGCATCACCGGGGCGCGGCGGGGTGGGGGTGTCAGGGTGCCGTATCGGCGCTGGTCGCATTCCTGCGGCCCGATGAAGCGTGTGGTCATGCGGCGTCCTTTCCGATGTTCTGGGGGTTGACCCAGGCGTGGCCGTAGAAACTTGGCGCGTTGCCCGGCGATGCGGTCTGGCCGAACAGGTACCAGGCGTAATCCTTGGTGCTGGAATGCTGGCTTCCCTCTTCCCAGCGCAGGCGGCCGATCGTCACGATCTTGCGACACCGCTGGATCAGGGGCCCGGCGCGTTTCGTGTGGGCAAAGCCGGCCTCCAACAGCACCCAGGCCAGCGACCGGGTGGCAAAGGCGTCGAGCAGCTGTTGAACCAGCGGCCATTCGAACGGCGGATTGCTGATGATGACGCCGCCCATCGGCACCGTCCAGTCGGGCGACAGCGCATCACGCTGGGCGATCAGGGCGGCGCGCGGCGCAATATCCATCGCCAGGCTGCACCGATGCCCTGCCGCTTCCAGCTGGCGGACCAGATCGCCCTTGCCGGCGCATGGCTCCACAAACCAGGTGCGCCGCGGCAGATGCGGCAGCAGCGCCGCGACGGCCCGGGGGTCGATCGTGTCATAGGAATCGAGCGGCTTCTTTTCGACGCGGGACTGCCGGGCACCGCGCCGGGCGGCCGCAAGGGGGGAGAGGGTCGTCATGACCGCGCCCGCCGGCCGGCTTCGCGCGCGGCGTTCAGGCGGGCCATGGCGGCGGTGCTGCCGCCGGAATCGGGGTGCGCGGCCTTGGCCTTGGTGCGGTAGTGCGCCTCGATGACGTCCAGGCTGCTGTCTTGGTCGACGCCCAGCACCTGCCACCAGCTTTCGCCGCTGGGCGCCGGCAGGGCGGTAAAGCCCTTGAACGTCTGCCGGGCGATGTGCAGGCCACCGTGCCGAACCTCGGTGCGGCGCGCTTCGATGATGTGGTGGATGGCCTGCAGGTTATCTTCGATCTTGGCATATCGATCGACAGCGATGCAGCGCATTTCGCCATCCCATTCGAACCAGACGGCGACGCCGGTATCCTTTGGCGCTTCAAAGGCCAGGCCGCCGACATTTGATGTGGCGCTGATGTTCGAAACCTTGCTGCCGCTGTCCCGCCCGAACATTTCCAGCGAGGTCTTCACATTCCTCACCGCCGCCGAAAGGGTCGTGCGTAATTGCGACGACGCCTTCACGACGGTGCGCGGCAGGCCTTCGGGCCAGTGCAAGGGGTAGGGAGGGATCATGGTTTGAGCCGTTCCAGTTTTTGGCGGAACGTTGCCACTTTCAGGGCCTCGCTGACCGTCTGAACCGTGAAGCCTTCGGCGAGCCGACGCCGCGCCCAAACCGAGAGCGGCACCGAGACCTTGGCCAAGTCAGCGAGGAACTTGGGTTCCTGCTTTTCGCTGAGCAGTTTCAGGAAATCGGGGCGGGTGACGTCGTCATAGGCAAGACGTTCGCCGCTGCTGTCGGTTTGAGCCGTCATCAATCCGCCAGCCCGAGCGCGGTTTTGTAGGTGTCGAGGACCGCTTCGGCTTCCTGCCGGGCGCTGGCTTCCATTTTGCGCAGGCGGATCACGGCGCGCATGGTTTTTGGGTCGAACCCGGTGCCCTTGGCCTCGGCATAGACATCCTTGATGTCGTCGCTGATGCCCTTTTTCTCCTCTTCCAGGCCTTCGATGCGTTCGATCAGCAGGCGCAGCTGTTCGGCGCTGACATTTTCGGTGGTCATGATCTGCCTTTCGGGGGCGGGCCGATTGGGGACGGCGGGGTGGAGAGGATTTGGGCGATGTGGGCCTTTACCCACCGGTCGCGTTCGGCGCGGCGCAGCTGCTGTGCGCGGGTGGAAAGGGCGCGGCCGGCCTCGGTGGGGGTCGGCTTGCGGCGGAACAGACGCCAGATCATGACAGCCACCCCAGCCGTTCGGCGACGAACCAAACCGCGCCGGCCAGCGCCAGGAATTGCACCATCCAGATTCTATCGCGCCGGGGAATGCCCAGATGCGTGTACGGCGACAGCGGGGCGTCGTCCGGGCGCGGGGCGTAACTGTCCTGCCCCGGAATGCCGGGCAGGCCCTTGGCCAGGCGCTGCACCGGGGTCAGCTGCGCCACCGGCATGCCGCGCTGCCCCGGCCAATCCGGCATTTCGGCCAGGAACACCGGGGCCAGCTTTTCGGCGATGGCGTCCGCATCGACCATCGTTTCGATGACGCGTCCGGCAAACGCGTCATTGAACGCCTGGCCAAACTGGGGAAAAGGTGCGGGGGACGGCGGGGGAGACGCCGCCCCCCTTTCTGCCGCGCGAAAAGGGGACTGCGGCGCGGCGGAATCGGCGATGGTTGAGGAGGCGGGGGCGCGCGTCATGCGACGCGGCCCATGAAGGGGATGACCCTGGTGCCGGCGGGCGCGTCAAACGCGTCGTCGGGCAGGCACAGGTCAAAATCATCGGCGTCGGTTGGGCCGAACAGGGTGCCATCGGTGTTCCAGAACCCGACCTGGCGGCCATCCCGGTCTACCCAGCTGCCGACCAGCTCGCCTTTGAAATGGGCGAGCAGGGTGACGATCGCGCCGCTGCGCGTGGTGAACATCGCCGGGAAACACTGGGGCGTGATGAAGCGGGTGGCCTGGTGCGCGGCAATCGCCTTGTCGAGTGCGACGGCGAGCGGTTCGGGCAGCGCGGTCGGGATATCGGCCACCGCATCGATCAACCCGGTCAGGGCGGCGCGCAGCCGTGAAAAATTGGAGGACATCGTGAAACCCCCCGCCGCGCGAGCCGGCACCGGAAATCGGGGCAGGCGGCGGCGTTGGGCTGTTTATTCGCAGGTTGCGAATAAGGCGTCAACAGGAAAGTTTCGCATTTTGCGAATGGCGTTATTTCCAGCCTGCGAACTGCGCCCCCGCGATAATTATGATGCAGAGAATTGCCAGCCAGAACGCGTCTTGCCGGTCAATGCCGATGCCGCTGCCGACATCGATCGGTGCCGCCGGTTCGCTTTCGTGGCCGCAGAACCGGCAGACGCGCGCTTCCTCGCGGATGGGCTCGGCGCAGCGGGGGCAGGGGCGGGTATCAACCGATTCGGGGCGGTGCAGCGGGCCGATGATCAGGGCAATCGCCAGCGCGATCGGGCCGAGCAGCAGGCCGAGCAGCAGAAAACCGCAGCCGCTGCGCCCCTTGTTGCCGCCGATGACGGCGGCGGCGATGCCAAACAAGAGCCAGATGATGACGTATTCCACGGCCACCCTTTCAAATCAGCGGCGCACCGCCAAAGGATTACCGAGACTTGGATTTTTTCCGCTGGGCGTCAATCAGGCCCTGCAGATGGTCCGCCGGGTCACCAGCCACCGCGGCGGAAAAATGCAGCACGGTATCGGCGAGCTGGTAGATCTGGGCCTGTTGGGTGGCATCGGCCTTTGCCCAGATGTCCAGAATATCGGTGTTCAGGTCTTTCGGGTCGTGATCGAGCAGGTGGCCGGGGGTGGTCCCGAGCGCGGGCGCCAGACGGCGCAGCCATTTTGCCGACAGACCGCGTTCCCCTTCCTCAAGATGCCAGATCACCGGGCCGGTCGTCGGCGGATCGATGGCGGCGGCAAGTTGTTCGCGCGACAGGCGGCGAAATTCGCGCCAGGCGCGCAGGTGGTTCACCCCGCCGTTCTTTTCCTGGTCCATGTTCGCAGTATGCGGCAAGGCGGAATTCCGCGCTTTATGCAGGATGCAAAAAACGGGACTTGCGGGCTTATTCGCAATCTGCGAATAGATGGCCATGGAAAAGCCAGAGTCCCCCACCGGGTTTGCGGCCAAGGTCGGCATCAGTGTCTCCTACGCCAGTGAAATCCTGACCGGCACGCGCCAGCCATCGCAACGATTGGCGGTGCGGATTTTTCGCACCACCGGGCGAAAGTTCGGGCCCATCCTTGGGCTGTCGGATGCCGACATTGCCGCCGTTGACCGGATCGAACAGGCCCGTGCGGGCGCCCGCGCCGCATGACCGAGGACCAGAAAGACGAAATCCGGGCATTGATCCGGGAGGTGCTGGCCGAGGACCAGCCGCCGGCCGCCAACCGGCCGCGCCGGGATACGATCAGCATTCTGACCAGTCGGTTCAGCAGCACATCGCCCGGCGATCTGCCGGTGAACAAATCGTGATGCCATATTCATCATGCCCCCACGATACCCCCGACCCGGGTGACGGGTCCGGGCAAAAGGCGCAGATCGTTTCGCCCGATCTTGCAATTCGAACATTGGCCCGGACGCTGCGCATCGCCTGCATGCGCCGGCGATACATCACCCTCGATCAACTGGCCGCCGAAAGCGGCGTGGCCATCGGCCGGTTGCGCAAATTCCTGCGCGATGATGACGATGTGCGGCAACCGAGCCTGTCGGAGGCGCTGTCGATCTTTGCCGTGCTGGGGGCGACGGCCGCCACCGCCTCGCTCGCCGACATCGGCATGATCGCCGAGGATGCGGAATTGAGCGAAAAGCGGCTGAACGTGGCGGTTGCGGCGATGTTCAGCGCCGGGGCCGAGCTGGCCACCGCCGCCGCCGACGGGGTGATCGATGCGACCGAGGCCGACGCGACGATCAGCGCCGCCGACCGGATGATCGGCGAGGCCCTGAACGTGAAAGCAGCAGCAATGAAGGCGAGGCAGCGGTGATGTTGCACCAGATCGAGGGCGCGATGGAACGGCATGGCATTTCGCCGACAAGCTTTTCGCTGGCGGTGGGACGCGACCCCAAGCTGGTGGTCAGGATGCGCGCTGGCCGGGCTGTCGGCCCCCGTATCGAGGCCCAGATCGGGCACTACATCGCCGCGCTGGACGCCGGCACGATCAAGCCGCCGCCGCGCCGAACAGTTTCGGAAAAGAACGCCAAGCCGCCCCGGGTCATGAGCGTTTCGCACCTGCCGGCAAAGAACGCCAAGCCGCCCCGGGTCATGAGCGTTTCGCACCTGCCGGCGATCACCGACAGTTACGAAGCCAATGCCCGGCGCGACGCCAAGGCGGCCAACGCGGCGTTTCTGGCGGCACTGGCCAAGGTCCGCCCGGTGGGTGACGCGGTGGTGGCGCCGGAACCCCGCTTCGCCCGCCTGCCACCGCCCTCGCTCAACTGTGGGGCGAATTCGTGAGCGACTTGCTCATTAAGCGCTCGGCCTACTTTCCGGTGGCCGGCATTCGGCGGCGGCTTTCTCGGGACTGGGAAGCCGGACCCCGCGCTTGCGTGATTGGACACAACCCATCAACGGCAGATGCGGAAGACGATGATCCGACAACGAAATGGATGAACCGCTGGTTCGCCACCTACGGTTTCGGAGGGTACGACCTGGTAAACCTCTATCCATTCTGCACCCCCGATCCTGCCGAATGCTACCGTATTGCCGCACGGGCCTGGCAAGGGCCGGACTGGCACAACCGCGATGAAATCCTCCACAACATCACCGCGGTCGGGAAGCTTGCGAAGCGCGCGGCGATGGTATTCGTCTGTTGGGGTGCGATTGCTCGCGACGACGTGTTGATCGAGCAGGTGGTCGAAGAAATTCAGACCGGCACGATGCCTTATCCAGCGCTTTGGTGTTGGGGAAAGACCAAAGCCGGCGCGCCAACGCATCCTATGGCGCGGGGGAAGCATCGCATCGCGCCCGATGTTTACCCGATCGTTTGGAGGGCAGCTTGAGCATTGCCCTTCTCAAGATGGCGCATCGTGTCACCGGCCTGCCGGCGATGGCGCGGCAGGTTTTGACCACGCTTGCGGATGAAGCGCGGGATTACAACGGCGATCGGTCCAGCCTGACCACGGCGCAGATTGCCGACCGCACCGGCCTGTCGCGTCGCACGATCCACCGGGCTTATGTCATCCTGACCGAGGCCGGTCACATTACCCGCATCGAAACCGCGCCCGGGGCGGCACTCGCCACGAAGGTTCATCCCCAAATTGCCGCCGCTTTGCCCAAAACCGAAATGGCAGAGGGTTGCGCCAGCGTGTCAGACCCCCCTGCCAATCTGTCAGAGGGTGCCAATTATATAGATATAACCAATACCCACTCACCACGCCCGAGCGCGCGCGAGGTCGATTTCATTGATCGGGAATCGCCGGTGGCCGCGCCGGTGCCGGGCGAACCGGTCGACCAGGTTTTTGCCGCCTGGGATGCGTGGCGGGACCGGGCCGGGCTGCCGGGGCCGGTGACGCGGACGGCGGCGCGGCGGGTGGCGGTGGACCGGGCGGTGCGCGACAACGGCCTGGGCAAGGTGTTGATGATGATCGACACCATCGAACGCGAGGTGCGCGCCGGGAATTTCCGGCGGAAGGGCGCAACCGGGCAGGACAGCATCTGGGCGACGTTCGATGCGGCGTTCGAGATTGGCCATGCGGCGGGCCTGCACCTGTTGACCCGCCTGCTGGACGGGGATTTCGGGGCGCTGACCCCGCGGGCCGATCCGGTGCCCGTGGCGCGGCCGGCCGAGGCAGGCGAAGCGGACCGACCCGAACCCGAACGGCGGTTGCGCGCGGCGCTGGCGGCGCGGCTGGGCGCGCGGGAAAGCGCGGTGTGGATCGACCCCCTTTGCTTCGAATTCACCGGCGATGGCGTGGAGGCGGTGGCGCCCGGCGCGTTCCATGCCGATCACGTCACGACGCACTTCGCCGCCCAGCTGCGCCGCGCCGCGCAGGACGCCGGCACCGGGCCGATCAGGGTACGCGCAAAAATGAGGGAGCGGGTTTGACCCATGAGGAAAAGCCTAAAAATTCAAGCGGAACGACAGCCGATCAGTGGCAGCATCGCGCTCTACATGTTTCAGCAGGATGGCGAGCAGGTCAGCATCGTCGAAAACATGCAGATGCGGGCCATCAATCCCGTCGAATTCGCCGAACCTTCGGCAAGGATCAGCACAGCCGATGCCCAGGCGCTCGCCGATTCCCTGTGGGACGCCGGGATCCGGCCTGCGCAATCCAAGATGTCCGCCGGCGCTTTCGATGCCCAAGGCGCGCACCTTGCCGACATGCGCGCGATCGCGTTCGGCAAACTGTCGATCGAGGCCCCGAAATGACCGAACCCCATGTCACCAGCTATGCCCCCGGCCGCTGGGCGGTGTTTGAGCGGGCGCGGCGGAACCAGGCCGGGGTGATCCTGCGTAATTACGATGGCTCGGTCGTGCTCGATCTGGGTGGCAACATCACGACCACGGTGCGCAAAGACCGGGTGGCCGGCACGTTCGGCGCCCGGGAACGCGCGGTCGATCTTCTGGAAGACCTGAACCGGCTGGAACGGCGGTTCGAAGAGCGCCAGGCCGGGCTGCACGACTGGCTGCGCGATGCGCGCCGGGCGGTGGTGGACAGCGCGCGCAAGATCGATGCAGCGGCAGGAGCGCCAAATGGGTAAATTTGCCAGCAACGACGTGATCGACGCGGCCCTGCTGCAGGTTCAAACGTCGACCCACATCGCCGCGTTGGACGGACAGCCGGCGGACTTTGCGGCGGCCGGAAGTTGGAGATCAGCGCGAAAAGCGGCTTGAGCGTTTTGGCCACCGGCCGGGCGAACCATATCGCCCTTATCGACATGATGGCCAAGCGGTTGCTGTACGTGACCACCTGCCCGGAACAGGAGCTTTCCGCCGGCGGCGTAGTCAGCATTGCGTCGTGGAGCGTGGCGATCGGGGCGCCCGCATGACCGCCGCCGAAGATGACGCCGCCTGGCGCGACCTGGCCGAAATGGAGGCGAACGCCGCCGTGACGGTGCTGGAGGGCAAGGGGCGCAAGGTGCTGGTCGTCGTGCTGGCGGTGCGCGGTGACCAGTGCGAGCTGCTGCGCGGCGCGTCACGCGGCACCAGCCGGGCCGATGCGCTGGGCTTTATTCAGGGGCTGGAGCGCGAGCGCGACCGGCTGTGCGGCGCCATCACGCCAAAGGGCGGGGGCAGGTGATGCGGCTGTACCGTGGCACGGCGGCGCGGGTGGCGATCAGGTGACAGCTGGCGTCGATCCGGCCGATCTGAACGCGGGCGAGGATCCGTCCGTAACGGTCGTGCCCTTCGCCGCGCACCCAAACGTGCCCGGATTTGAGCAGGGCGGCGAGCGCGCGTTTGCTGGCGGCACCGTTGCCGGGGGTGCAGACGCGGCCCCGGCGGCAGTGGCCGGGCAGTTCCGGCGCATCGATGCCGAGCAGGCGGACGCGGGCCGGCAGGTTGGCGCAGGCGATGGTGTCACCATCCACGGCGCGGGGCGCGGCGCACAGGATTGCCGGGGGCTGATCGACCATGGCCAGCACCTTACCCCAGATCGGGCCGCATCATGCCCGGATAAAGCCGGGGTGGCGGTTTTCTATCCGCACAGTGGATAAACATCGCGGGCGGGCGGGGCTTTTGCTATCATTTCGGCGGCGATCGGGAGGCGACAGGGTGGCACGGCGAAAGCGCAAGGGCGGGCGGGCAGCGGTGGCGGAAGCGCCGGCCGCGCCGATGACCGATGTGCAGCGGGCGGCGCACCGGGCCCGGGAGAAGCAGGCCACCGAGAAGAAAGCCGAAGAAATCGACAAGGGGCTGCCGACGACAGAGCAGTTCAAGCGCAACGTTTATGCCTTTCGCCGGATCAAAGACCCGGAAGGCCCGACGACCCGGTTTGCCCGGCGCAACCTGACCAGTCGCAACCTTGAACGCTGGTTCCACGCCGGGAAGATCGATGCCAGGCAGTTCGAGGCGGGTGACCGGTACCGCAGCGATTATGAAAAGACCGGCTTTGAACAGCGGGTGACCAGCCGCTACTCCGGCGGCGGGGGCAGCGGCGGCGGCACCTATTCCCCGGCGATGCCTGGCACGCTGGTGCAGATGGACGCCTGGAACCGCTGGCGCGCGGCGCGGGATGACCTGGGCTCGCTCGCTGCCGGGTTCGACGCGATGGCGGTGCATGACCAGCTGGTCGATGAGATCGACCCCGCCGATGATCCGGTTCGGGTGTATGCGGATCGCACCTGGATGCTGGGGGTGCGGATTTGCCTCGACCGGCTGGTGTGCTTTTACGGGTTTTGACCGCCCTGCGGTCAAAACAGTTGCGAAATCGGCGGGTTTCCGTTAACCGATCTGTCAGGGGTGGAATTGCGACCGGCGCGAATGCTGGTATAGTGCACGAGCACACGCTCCACAGTTCCGGTAGAGTTTGGAGCCCATGCCTGACGCTTGCATTGCAAGCTGCCTGATGAGCCAAAAGGCGAAACCGCCTTGCGGTCGCTTAGGCCCCTCCTTGTCAGGTAGGTCGAGGGGGCAGGCCGGAACATTTTCTTGATCGGGTTTTGATCGGGGAGGGCTTGGCCGATGGCTGATGCGCCCCGACGGACTTATGCGCAGCGGGCCGCCGAGATGGTCGAGTTGATCGACAGCATCAACCAGCGCGGCAACAACCCCCACCACCTGCACGAGACCAAGGACGCGGCCAAGCAGAAGGCGCGGGCGTTGCAGCGGGCATTGGAAACGGACGGGCTTTGATGGCGGTCGATCATTCCAAGGGCTGGCAGGTCAAGGTCATCGAATGCAACCCGTGGCGGTCGGCGACGTTCACCGGATCCCGGTTGCGGTTCGAACTGGTGCCGCCGCCCGGCGTGATTCTGGCGGATTGCGATTTCGACAAGGCGGCGGACGCCCTGACCGCCCTGGTCATCGATGACTGATCCTTTCGGGTGGGGAGGGCTGCACATGGCCACGCCCCTACCGAAAGAACCGAAGCCGCCGGAGCCGCCGGCGAACGATTTGGACGAATTCCTGATCGAGGCCGACGAGGCCGAGGCGGCGCGGTTCCAGGCCGAGCTTGAGCGCGACGCGCGGGGCAAGCCCGATGACTGGTAAGCCCGGCTGGTTCGAACATCTGATGTGGCTGGTGCTGGGTGTCGCGGCAGTGCTTTCTGTGGGCTTGAATTTGCGGCTGTCGCTGTTGTGACCGGGCCGCAGAACCACCCAAACGCGGCCTATCCGGAATGGCTGCCGCGCCCGGTGGTGCCGGTGACGGTGATCGTCGGGCCGCCGGGCAACGGCGCGCTTGACCATGCTCGGCGCAACCTTGCCCCGGGAGAGGTGATCATCGACCTGGCGTCGATCATCACCGAAATTTCGGGCCAGCATTCGGCGCACGCCGATGCGCAGTGGGTGGTGGCCGCCCTTGGCCGGCGCAACGAGGCGCTGGAGGCGCTGGCAAAGCCCGGCGACGTCACCGGCGCCTGGCTGATCAGCCCGTCGCCGATGCAGTGGCAGCGCGATTTCTGGTCCCGCGTGCTGGGTGCCAAGGTTTTGTTGATCGATCCGGGCAAGCAGGCGGCGCTGGTTTCCGCTGTGGCCGAGGGCGTGGCAACGAAATGGGTGCACCGATGGTATTCGGAGGCGCAGGACGCGGCGGCCGGGATGATGGCACCGGTGGCCACGCCCCGGCCGTCAGTGGCCGCCAGCGGGCCGCGGGAGAGTGCCACGAAGCGCGGATACGGCAAGGGCAGCGACGGCCGCAGCCACGCCGTGCTGCGCGACCAGCAGCTGAACCGCGAACCGTGGTGCCGATTCTGTTGGGAAGAACGCCGGGTGAAGGTGCCGGCGACGGTGCTGGACCACATCAAGCCGTTCCGGAACGCGGCGAACGAATTCGACGGCAAGCTGTGGGGCGACCCGAAGAACCACCGGAGCCTGTGCAAACCCTGCCACGACGCGAGGGGCGCCCAGCGCAACCGGCCGGAAAAACCACCTGGCGCCGCCGGCGACGGCAGGCCGATGGACCCGAACCACCCGTGGAACAGGGTTAAGATTTGAAAGGGGCAGCGATGAAGAACTGCCCCGAGGCCGCTGGCCTGGATGAGCCCGACTGGGATGAGCTGTTCACCGATCCGGTGAATGCCGCGTCGGCGCGGGCGGATTGGGCGGAGATCGTTGCCGAGCTGCGCGCGCAGAACAAGCTGGCCGATGTCAACGGCCATGCGATTTCGCGGCTGGTGATGGCCCGGGCGATTTACGAGGAAGCGGCGCGGCGGGTGGCGAAGGACGGCAGCGTCATCGAGGCGCCGAAGACCAAGGCGCTGATGCAGCACCCGGCGCTGTCGATCATGAACAAGCAGGCCGAAATCTGCACCGCGCTGGAATCCGAATTGACGCTTTCACCGCGCAAGCGGGCGACCGGGGGCAAGGTGGTGACAAAGCGTGGTGGTGGCGCGGCTGGCGGCTTCGATCTGTAATGCACGACAGGACGACGGCGTTTGCGCGGACAATCGTTTCGGGGGCGGTGGTGGCCGGCGAATTGGAGATTGCCGCCGCCAGCCGCCACCTGGCGGATTTGCAGCACGGGCATGAACGCGGCCTGATCTGGAAGGTTGAGGAGGCCGAACGGATTATCGACGCCTATCCGGCGTATTTCACGATTACCGATGGGCCGCGCGCCGGTGACCCGTTCCACCTTCTCGATTGGATGCTGTTCGTCACCGGCAGCGTGTTTGGCTGGTTCAAGCGCGACCCGGAAGGCAACGTCCGCCGGCGGTTTGATGAAGCCTATGTCGAAACCGGCAAGGGGCAGGGCAAATCCCCCTGGCTGGCGGCGACCGCGCTGTTGGTGATGGGGGGCATGGGGTACAAGCGCGCGCAGGTGGTCGTCACCGGCCCGCGCGACGCCACCGCGATGGTGACGATGGCCGATGCCGCCGCGATGGTGCGCGGCACGATCCCCGGCGAGGATGAAGGCGTTTCGCTGGAGACCGAGGGCAAGTTCAAGGTTTCGGGGCAGGGGGACAACGCCCACAAGATCGAACACAGCGCATCGGGCAGCGTCTTCCGCACCGAATCGGGCAACGCGACCAAGGTGTCGGGCCCGCGCCCGGTGATGGTGCAGGTCGATGAAGTCCACGAGCTGACCAGCACGGCGTTGATCGACATCTGGCAGGCGGCGCTAGCCAAGAATGCCGCCGGCGGGCTGCTGCTGGCGACCACGAACACGCCGGCGCAGACGCAGGGGACGGGGACTTTCTATTCGGAACGCGCCCAGCGGGTGGTGACCGGGCGGGATTACAACGATTCGCTGTTCGTCTACATCTGCCGCGTCGATGTGGTGGACCGGGAAACGGTGTTCGACAATGAAGGCGTGTGGCGAAAGTCGCTGCCGGCGTTGAACGTCACCTTCCCGATCGAGAATGTCCGCCGCGAGGTGGTTAAGGCCCGGGTCAACCCCAGCGAGGCGAACCGGGTCAAGCGGCTGTATTTCGGGATCCCGACCGGGGCGGTTGATTTCTGGCTGGATGATCCGACGTGGTGGGAGGCAGCGCTTGGCCCGGTCGACCCGGCGGCGATGGTCAACCTGCCGTGTTTCCTGACGCTGGATCTTTCGGACAAGCATGATCTGACCGCGCTGTCAGCGGGGTGGTTGACGCCGGCACCGACCGAGGACGACCCGGCGGCGACGCACCTGAGCGTGAAGACCTGGTACTGGACGTGCAGCGCCAACCTGACCGTGCGGGCGCGCAAGGACCAGATGCCGTACGACGTGTGGCGCGACCAGGGGCATTTGTTCGTGGTGGAAGGCGCCAGCATCGACAAGGAATTCATCGCCGCGTTCATCCAGCAGCTGGCCGGGGACCAGATGGTCGAGTTCCTGGCCTATGACGTGGCGAAGATGTTCCAGCTGATCGAGGCCTGCGGGCGCATCGGCTTTGAAGTTTGGAAGTACGAAGGGCCGAAGACCAAGGCGGGGCGCGGGTTGAAGCTGGTGCCGCACGCCCAGGGCCTGAAAATGGGCTTTGCCGAGAAACAGCTTTCGATGCCGATCAGCGTCGAGGCGCTGGAAGACAGGCTTCGCCAGGGCACGATCACGATCGACAGCAACCCGATCAACACCGCCTGCGCATCCAACGCCGCGCCGATCACCGACGCCATGGGCAACCGGGCGTTCGACAAAGCGCGCAGCCGGGGCCGGATCGACGGTTTGATCACCATCACGATGGCAGCAGGGGCGGCGGCGATGACTGTGGCGCCGCAAAAGCCTGCCGGCATCGTGCTGCTTTAGGGCCGGAAGGGGAACCGAATGGCCGATGTGGTCAACACTGACAAGCGATCGATCTTTCAGACGATCGTGGAGCGCGTCGGCGGCGTGTTTGCCGGCGGGCGGCAACTGCCGCAGGTCCAGAACGCGGTGCCACTTTCCGGCATCAGCAGCAGCAGCGGCGATATTTGGTCGGCCTTTACCGGGTCGCACGGCATGGAAGGCGGGCTGGCGGCGGTCAGCACCGCAAACGCGGCATCTATCACCGCCGTTCACGCCTGCACCTCGCTTATTTCCGGCTGCATTTCGGCCCTGCCGATGCACGTTTACGAACGCCAGAAGGACGGAGAGCAGGACCAGCTGCACGATGAACCGATCTGGTGGGTGCTGAACGAGGAATTCAACCCGCGCTGGTCGGCCGCCATCGGCTGGGAATATCTGGTCATGTCGATGCTTATGCACGGCGACGGGTTTCTGGTCATCGAACGGCGCGGGTCACGGATCATCGGATTCCGCCCGGTGCACCCGCTGGCGGTCGAGGTGGCCGCATCGAACGATGGCCGCCGGTTGCTGTACCGGATCAGTTACCAGTGGGACGATGGCCGCGACATGGTTGGCCAGCGGGTTTACGACCAGGACGACATCATCCACGTCGCGGGCGTCGGCTTTGATGGGCTGCGGTCGATGTCACCGCTGCGATCATTCCTGAGGATGGCGGCATCGGTGGCGCTGGCGACGCAGGAATATGCGGCGCGGTTCTTTAGCCAGGGGGCGCGGCCGGATTATGTGTTGAAGGGCGACATGACGCCCGAACAGATGACGCAGATGCGCGAGCAGATCGACGCCTATCATTCCGGGGTCAATAAATCGCGCCGGCCGATGCTGTTGACCGGCGGCATCGAATTTCAGTCGATCACCATGCCGCTGGAAGATGTCGAGCTGCTGGCCATCCGCCAGTTCCAGGTCGAGGAAATCGCCCGGGCCTATCTGGTGCCGCCATTCATGATTGGCCACAACGAAAAGACCACCAGCTGGGGCAGCGGGGTCGAGGCGATGGGCGTCGGGTTCGTGCGCTACACCCTGCGCAACTACCTGAACCGCATCGAAACCGAGTTCAACCGCAAGGTCTATCGCGGCGGCAACAAGTTTCTGGCTTTCGACACCACCGAGTTGGAGCGCGCCGACACCAAGTCGCTGTTTGAAGCATTCCGCATCGCGCTGGGCCGTGCCGGGGAACGGCCGTTCATGAACCAGGACGAGGTGCGGCGTTACCTGAAATTGAAGAAGAAACCCGGCGGCGACACGATGGAGCCGTTGATGGCGGGCGCGGCACCAGCCAAACCCGCCACGCCTGCCGAGCCGGTTGACCCACAGGCCCGCGCCGATCTGGCCGCGGCGCGGTTGGAGCTGGCGGCGCTGGCAGCGCGCATTGAAGGCCAGGGCGACACCGCCGCCGCCGTTGCCGCCGCAGTTGCCGCCGAACGCGCGCGGCCACGCATCAAGGTGCCGGTGCGCGACGAAAAAACCGGAATGATCATCGCCATCGAGGAAATCAGCGAATGAGCAAATCGAACGCGCTGGAACAGCAGCTGCTGGATTATATCTTCCTCGGCACCGCCCCGCCGTGGGCCGGGGATGCCACGATGTACGTGGCGTATCACACCGCCGACCCCGGCGAAGCGGGCGACCAGACCACCAATGAGGCCAATTACGCCGGCTATGCTCGGGTTGCGGTCAGCCGGTCTGGCACCGGGTTTTCGCGCACCGGCAGCACGATGTCCAACGTCCCCGCCTTCGAATTTCCGGAATGCAGCGAAGTCATCACCCAGGTGCTGACGCATTTCAGCTATGGCCGCAACGCCAGCGGCGCCAGCCAGATTTTCTACAAGGGCGCCCTGACCGATCCGGTGACGGTGACGCAGAACGCCACGCCGCGCAGCCTGGCCGGCACCATCACCGTGACCGAGGATTGAGGCGATGACCCGGACATTCACCGCGGTTCCGCCCGATTCGACCGGCGACAAGCTGGCCATGCGGTCGTACACCGCCGGGGCCGATCTGCTGCATTCGCAGGGCGTGTTTTTCGACGGCCTGCCGACCTATGGCGTGATCAACGACGCCTCGGCGGTCAACACCAACAAATATCACCTCTACCTCGGCAACAACGCGGCCAGCGCCCAGACCCTCTGGCTGCTGGGCCTGTATGTCATCAACCTTTCGGTGGCGGCGATCGCCGGCGTTGCGCTGCGGTTCGATCTGCGGCGCGTCACCGGCACCCCGACACAGACCGCGTTGACCCCCTTTGCCTTCAACAGTGCCGACCCGGCGCTGGCGGCGGTCACGGCGGGCCATACCGTGACAGCGGGCCTGAGCGATGCGCAGATCATCCGGCCATTTGTGCTGTCCAGTGACGAACACACGGCGGCGGCAACCAACATTCAGCAGCTTGTCGACCAGACCAACTATCTGGCGCTGCCGCACCCATTCAGCCGGCCATATGCCCTGCGCCCCGGTGAAGCGGTGGCGATCAAGCAGCCGACCACCGGCACCGTGGGCAGCTTTGCGTTTCTGATGCACTTCGCGGTCGAGCCTGACTGATGCCTTTGGCGTCGCTGTGGAATCTGTTGTGGGCGGGCCCGGCCAGCACGGCGGCGATTGTGGTTTCGGCGGCGGCCGCCAGCGGTTCGGCAAAGGTTCTGGTGCGCGGTGGCGGTGCCGTCACGGCCAGCGCGGCGGTGATCGGCGGCCTGACGACGGTGCTGTTTGCCAGCGGCGGCGCGGCCAACGGAATCGCGGCGGTCGACGGCGGATTGACCAAGCAGTTCGTGCGCGCGGTGGCGGCGGTCAAGGTCAACGCGGTTTCGCAATCGGAAATTGAAAGCGCGCTGTTGGACGTGGAGTTCGAACCCGGCTGGACGGCGCGCAAGCTGTTCCGGCTGCAGCTGGCGCACATCGCCGGCAACGCCACCGGGCTGGACGGCGGCAGCATCGCGTTTCGCAGCGCGGACGGCAGCAAGACGCGGATCGCCGGCACCATCAGCGCCGGCACCCGCACGATGACGACCCGCGACGGGGATTAGGCGATGACCTGGACCGGCGGCTGGGCTGGCGGTTGGGACGGCGGCTGGACCGGCGGCGAAGGCAGCGGCACCGGCGGCGGGTTTTACGTCACCAGCGGCGGCAGCGCGGCGGGTGCGGCGGCGGTGGTTGGCGCGGCGGGGCTGGCAACTATCGAGCCGCCGGTGGTGGCGGGCGGCGGGTTTTCGGCGCGGTGGTTCAAGAAGCCGGAACCGCGGCGGCATTTTGTGGAATCGGGCGGCACGGCGGCCGGCGCGGCGACAGTCGTGGCCGCCGCATCGGTTCGGACGGCGATCGAGGTTGGCGGCGCAGCGGCGGGCAACAGCGTGGTGCGCGGGCGCGGTGGCACTGTGACGCGCAGCGGCGGGGAATGCGCGGCAGCGGGGCGCGCTGGCGGCGAGGCGGTGGTGTTCCACAGGTACGCGGCAGCAATTGCCGAGGATGAATTCTGGCTGTTGGCAGCCTGAGGGGAAAACGATGCGCAAACTGTATCAATTGCTGGCCGCGAACAAGGGCCGGGGTTCACCGATGGCGGTCATTCGCAACGCCGGTGAAATGACGATCGAGGTCTATGACGTGATCGTTTCCAGCGAGGCTGACGCGGCATGGTTTGGCGGTGTTCCAGCCGACGCCTTTTGCCGGGCGATGCGCCAGGCGGGTGCGGACGACACGGTGCGGGTCAGGATCAACAGTCCGGGCGGCGATGTGTTTGCCGGGGTGGCGATGGCGCAGGCCATCCGCGAATGTGCCGGCAAGGTGGTCGTGCATGTCGATGGCTATGCCGCGTCGGCGGCGTCGTTGCTGGTGGCGGCTGCACCGGAAAGCGTTATCGCCCAGGCCGGGATGGTGATGATCCACAAGGCGTGGACGATTGCCATGGGCAACGCCGATGATTTTGCCGCCACCGCCGATCTGTTGAACAAGATCGACGGCATGCTGGCCGAAACCTATCAGGGCCGGGCCGGGGGCGATGCCGCCGACTGGTTGGCCGCGATGGCCGCCGAAACCTGGTACACCGGGGCCGAGGCCGTGGCGGCCGGGCTGGTGACTGCGGTGGCCGAAGATGCGGCCAGGACGAAGAACAGCTTTGACCTTTCCGTTTATGCCCACGCCCCGTCGATCGAGGCGCGGGAACCGGCGGACGATGCCGAACAGGAAAACCAGACCACCACCGCCAGCGATGTTGCTGCGGTTGAAACCGAGCGGCGGCGCAACCTTTCGCGCCTTTCGCTCGCCACTGCTGCCTGAGCGCGCTGCGCGACAAGCAGACCACCGCCGGCAAGATCGCCGGTTTTTCAAGAAGGACAATGAACGATGAGCATCCAGTCTCTTCGTGAGCAGCGCGACGCCAAGGCGAAGGCTGCCCACATTTTCGTGAACCGTGCGGACTACAGCCCGGCCAGCGACAACGGCACTTTCGATGCGATGATGGACGAGATCAACAATCTCGATGCCCAGATCAGCCGCATCGAGGCCGCCAACAAGCTGCAGTTCGAAAACAACGAAGCCGAGCACATCGCCGAACGCGCCGACCGTGCCGACCGTGACGGCCGTGGCCGTTCGCCGGCCATGAAGGCGTTTGCCAAGTGGGCGCGCTTTGGCGATTCCGGCCTGACCCCCGAAGAACGCGGCGTTTTCCGCGCCGATCTGGGTGTTGGCGTCACCACCGCGGGCGGTTTCACCGTCCAGACCGAAGTGGCACAGAGCATCATCGATGCGCTGCGCAATTTCGGCGGGATGCGCCGTGTGGCAACCATCCTGCGTACCGAAGGCGGCAACCCGTTGCTGTTCCCGGCATCGGATGGAACGGCCGAGCTGGGTGCGATTGTTGCGGAAAACGCGCTTGCCACCGATCTCGACCCGACCTTCACCCAGATCCCGCTGCCGGTGTTCAAATACAGCTCGCTGGTTGTGCCGGTTTCGCTGGAGCTTCTGCAGGATTCGCAGATTGATGTGGAAGGCTTTGTCACCAACCGGCTGGTCAATCGGCTGGGCCGCATCCAGAACCGTCACTTCACCATCGGCACCGGCACCGGCCAGCCGTTCGGCCTGATGGTCGCGGCGACTGTGGGCCGTGCCGGCACCACCGGCAGCGCCACCAGCATCAGCTATGACGAGCTGGTCGATCTGGAGCATTCGGTCGACATTGAATACCGGATGCGCCCTGACACCGCGTGGATGATGAACGATCTTTCGGTTCGTCAAATCCGCAAGGTGAAGGACACCGCCGGCATGCCGATCTTTGCGCGCGGCATGGGCAACGGTGCGCCGGAAGGCAACTTCAACACCCTGCTTGGCTATCGCATCGAGGTGAACAACGAAGTTGCGGTCATGGCCGCCAACGCCCGTTCGATCGCCTTCGGCGCCCTGGCGGAATACACGATCCGCGACGTCATGGAGCTGCTGCTGCAGCGGTATGACGACAGCGCCTATGCCAAGCGTGGGCAGGTTGGCTTCAACGCCTGGTCGCGGTCGGGTGGCAACCTGATCGACAACGGTGGCGCGGTGAAGGTGTTTACCAACTCGGCCACCTGATCCGGGCTTTGGCCCTTTGAAAACCGGAGGCAGCGCGGGCGGGGGTTTCCTCGCCCGCGCCGCTTTCGGGGTTCGCAGATTTTGGAGATTGCACCATGGCCGTAAAGCCAAAAACCACCGGCGAGATGACCAAGGTCCGCGTTGTTGCCATGGGCAGCAACTGGCCGGTCAACGCCGTTGTTAAATTGAGCGCCGCCGAGGCCAAGGCCGCCGTTGACGGCGGCTGGGGCGATGATGACCCGGCAGCGGTCGCATACGCCGAAAGCCTGGCGGAAAGCCCGGCCGAAGAAGCCTGACCATCTGGGAACGGTGCCTGTGGTGCCGCCCCTTTCTTTTCGGGAGCCTGATCCATGGCCTATGTGAACATTCCGGCGATTGCCGATGCGGCGCGGGCGTTCGCGGCCGATCTGATCGGGTCGTCTTATTTTTCCCGCGTCAAGGTGGCGGTGGGTGTCGAAGGGGCGGCGGTCGATGTTTCGGTGGCGAACCCTTTGCCGGTGTCCGGCACTGTGGCGCTGGATGCGCCGACGCTGGCCGCGCTGGAAAACACCGGCGTTGCGGTTTCGGCCCTGCCGGCGAACGGCCGCACGGTGGTGGAATATACCCTGGCCGATAGCATCCGCCCGGCGGTGGTGGCGGGCAGCAACGCCTTTGTCCTGCCGACGCTGGGCGCGTCGCGGGTGGTTTTCGTTCTGGCGAGTGTCCGCACGTTCATTCGCACCGGCACCGGCGGCATCACGGCGGCGGTTGCCGCAGGGTCGATGCCGATTCCGCCTGACGTGCCGTTTCATTTCATCGTGCCGGCGGGCCATACCCACATCGCGGTGATCCGCGATGCGGCGAGTGATGGTTCGATCAGCGTGATCCGGGCCATCGATTGATGTTGATCGGCGGTGGCATTGGCGGCGCCGGCCGCATCGGCCTTGGGTCGGTGCGGGGACGTGCGCCTGTTGCCATTACCGCACCGTTGATCATCGCCACCGCCGGCAGTTCGACGCTGGGCCGGTCGCGCACCGATTACACCGGGTATACCGACAACCCGCGCGTTACCGCCGGCACCGATGGTGTCGCGTGGACGGCGCTGGGCGGGGTGGGTGCCGGGCACCAGGTGATGGGCAATGTCCTGGTCGACGCCCTGAACCGCGACGTGCGGTTTCTGGACCGGGCCGTCGGCGGTACCCGCGCCAGCGGATGGGGTTCCGGCGGTGCCAACACCGACCGGGCGAACCTGATCACGGCGTTGCAGGCGGCGGTGACCGCCGGCGCCAGCGTTTCCGACATGATCCTGTTGCTGCAGGTCGGCTATAACGACGCGGTGACGGACGAAAGCGTCGCGTCGATCGGCGCGATGGAAAGCCTGTTGCGGCAGTTCTGCACCACCGTCCGCGCCGCCGCCGGGCTTTCCGCCCTGCGCATCGGCATTGGCGGAACACAGGCCGGTACCGGCGCCGCGACGGCCACCGGGCTGGCGCAGCTGGTGCTGGTGCGGCAGGCCGAATTCAACGTGGCGCAGGACGCCAACAATTTCTACATCGGCGCGTCTTTCGATCAGCCTTTGTCCGGGATCCACCTTTCGCAGGTCGGGTACGCCGGGACCGGGGCCGGGCTGGGCAACAGCGGCGGCCAGGCGCGGCGGTGGGCGGCGGCGATCAGGGCGCGGGTTCTGGGTTCGGCGGTACCGGCGGCGGCGGCGATTGTCAGCGGCGTGGCGCTTTCGAACACGCAAAGCCGGATCACCCTTTCACACGGCAGCGGCAGCGATTTCACGCCGACGACCGGCATCACCGGATTCCGTGCATCGATCGACGGCGGCACCAGTTACGCGGCGAACAGCGCCGGGGTGCGGCAGAGCGCGACGACGATCGACATCACCCACGCCAACAGCGGCGGCGGCAACGTGCTGGTGACGTACATGGACGAGGGCATTCCGGCGACCGCCGGGGCGGTTCTGGACAACAACCCGGTGCCGTTGCTGGTGGGGCTGCGCGCCGCGCCTGTGACTGTCGTCGGGCTGGGCACCGCGCTTTCCATTTCCGGCACCCCGGCGACGACCGGCACGGTGGGGGCGGCGTACACCGCCGATTACGACGCCAGCGGCGGCACCCCGCCCTACACTTTCACGAACGTCGGCACCGCGTTGCCGGCGGGGTTGAGCCTGAACGCCAGCACCGGCGTGATCAGCGGCAACCCGACGACGGCGGCGACGACGACGGGCATCCAGATCAGGGTGACGGACAATGTCGGCGCGACCGCGACGGCGGCGGCGTTCAACCTGACGGTGACCGGCGCGGTGGGGGTTTCGGACAGTTTCACCGGCACCACCGGCAACACGATGACCAGCCGCGGCGACAGCACCCCGGTTGGCGGATCACCCTATTCGCCAACGCCGTGGGTGGCTGTGACGGCAGATTTCCTATTCACCGCCGGCGGCGCTGTGCGGCCCTCCACCTCGATCGCGCAGGGGTATTACAACCAGACCCTGCCGGCGGCGTGCCGGGTGGAAGCGGTGTTTGCCTGCCAGACGTTTCTGACGACGCAACTGGTGTGGCTGTACGCCCGGTCGAACGCGGCGATGAACACCGCCTACCGCGCCGGATATTCGAACGCCGCCGGCGGCTGGTGCATTTTCAAGACTGTTGCCGGCACCCTGACCCAATTGGGCAGCGGATCGGGCACCAACCTGCCGGCCAATGGCGTCAACCGCACCGTGCGGCTGGAATGCAGCGCGCCGGTTTCGGGCGTCACCACCCTGCGGCTGTTCGTTGATGGCACCGAGGTGGTGACCACAACCGACAACGAAGTGACGTTGAGCGGCACCGGCTTTGCCGGCATGCGCAACAGCGGCACCGCCGGCAGCGCGACGACCGGCATTCACCTGGATAACTTCCTGGGGGAATCGCTGTGATCGCTTCGATCTTCATCCCGATTTTTGCCGGCGATGCGCCGGCACCTTCGGGCATCACCATCAGGGAAATTCGCGCGTTGAACATGCAGGCCGCCGACGCGCAGATCGATTGGGCCGTCGCGCATGAACTGAACCCCGGGGAGACTGTCGTGGTGTCGGAATGGACGGTGGCACCAGATGTTGCCGGCGGGTTGGAAGTCGTGCCGGGCAGCACAGTGATCGATGGCGCGTTGACCCAGTGTCTGGCCAGCGGCGGCGTTGCCGGGCGGGTCTATGAATTGAACAACCGGGTGCAGACGTCGGCGGGGCGCTTTCTGAGCCGAACCATCGGCATCCGCATCGGGCCGGTGCCGGCATGAGGGTTTTGCCGCGATACCAGGGCGAACCGGCCACCGAGCCGGTGACGCTGGCGCAGCTGCGCGGGCAGGTGCGCGCCGATGACGACAGCGACGATGCGATGCTGTGGGGTTACCTGATCGCCGCGCGGACGATGGTCGAGCAATGGCTGGGCCGCGCCCTGGTGCCGCGCACGGTGACGGCGGTTTTCGAAGAATGGCCGGGGGCCGCCGGCAACGGCGACGACGCCATTGAATTGTTGATGCCGGTCAATTCGGTCGATTCGATCACCTATACCGACGCCGAGGGCGCGGTGGTGCCGTGGACGGGCTTTGTGGTGCGCCAGTCGCAGGGTGGTGTGACGCGGGTGCGGCCGGGGGCAAACGAATGCTGGCCGACGCTGGGCGATGACCCGGTGATCACCTTGACCGCGACCGCCGGTTTTGCCGTGGTGCCGGAACCGATTGTGACCGCCATCATCAAGATGGCGGCGTATCTGCAGGCCGACCGCGACGGCATTGGCGGGCAGGCCATGGGCGTGGGCGAAATTCCCCGCGACGTGAAGGCGATGGTCGCGCCGTGGCGCTGGCGGTGGCTGGGTTAGTCATGCTGGCGAACCTGAAGCTGCAGGACATCGGCACAATTCTGGCCATCATGCTGGCGTTGGGCGGTTTGGTGCACAGCAACAGCAAGGCGATGTCCGGGCTGGAAGAAGTGACGCGACAGCACACCGACGACATCGCCCGGATTGATATCAACATCGACCGGCTGGACGAAAAGCAACAGGCGGACCGGGCCGCGATCGTGAAGATGCAGGCCGGTATCGACTTTCTGGTCAGGCAGGAAAAAAACCGGGAGGGCGGGCGATGATGGGCGACCTGATGTTGTTTGCCGCGCTGGCTATTGCACTGATCATCGAAGTGGCGCGGTGGCGGCAACGCCAGGCCGAGGCGCGCGATGCGGAGTGGTTTTTCCTGTGAAGATCGCCGCGGGGCGATTGGACCGGCGGGTGAGCGTTTTGCGCCCCACCACCAGCATCAACGCCATCGGGGAAAGTGTGGAGATTTTCGCCGAGGCGGGCAAACGGTGGGTGGCCTTGCTGTCCCTTTCCCCCGCCGAGGTGGAGCGCGAACAGACGCCGGGCAGCCGGGCATCGACCAAGCTGTTGATGCGGCTGGACAGCCTGACCCGCCAGATCGGGGTGCGGTGGCGGGTGACGCTGGACGGCGTGGTGTACAATGTCATCGGCACCGACGCGACCCCGCGTGACGGCAGCGTGATGTTGCTGTTGGCAGGCGTCCAGGCATGACCTTTCGTGTCAACCAGGTGGCCAGCCGCGGCGGCTTCAAGCTGGAAGGGGCTGCCGAGCTGCGCGCCGCGCTGGAAGAATTGGGCAACGAGGTGGCGACCAAAGTCGGACGCCGGGCCAACCGGCTGGCGGCGGTGGAAATGCGCGATGTGATGGTTTCGACTGCGCCGGAATCAAAGGCCGACAAATCGCCGGGATCAAAGAAATTCGGGTCGTTGAAAACCAACATCAAGGTGCGGTTGGCGAAGGCGCGCAGGGAGAATGTGATCGTTTACAACGTCACGGTAGGCCGGGCGTTCTGGGGCTTTTTTCAGGAATTCGGCACCCGCAACCAGCCGGCCTATCCATGGATGCGGCCGGCGTTTGACGCGACCGTGCGGCTGGCCATCGACACCCAGACCGGCGAGCTGCGCACCGGCATCGAGCGCGCCGCCAAAAAGGCCCGCAAGCTGAACGGGGCGCGGTGATGGAGGAAGAGCTTTACGCCCGGTTGATCGGGCTGGCGACGGTGTTCGGCGGGCGGATTTACCCGATGGTGGCGCCGGAAAACGCCGTCGTGCCGTTCGCCGTCTATCAGATCATCAGCATGGTGCCGGCGCAGGGCGCGATGGACGCCGAAAGCGATATCGAAAGCGACCGGGTGCAGATCGACAGTTACGGCGCGACCTATACCCAGGCGCGGGCCGGGGGGCAGGCGGTGCGCGCCGCCCTGAGGAACTGGAAGAAAGACACCGGCAGCATCCGGGATGTGATTTTCGAGAACGGTCGCAACATCCGGGAGAGCGACCCGGCGTTGAAGCTGTTCCGGGTGTCGCAGGATTATTTCGTGACGTTCATTCAATAGGAGAGAGCAATGGCAGGCGAACAACTGGCAAACAATGTATCGGTGTGGCTGGGCAATGGCGCGACCCCGACAGAGGTTTTCGCGGTGATCCCCGGCGTGGTCGGCATCCCGACGATCCCCAGCCCGGTCCGCGACGAAATCGAGGTCACGGCGCTGGACAGCACGGCAAAGGAATTCATCCTGGGCCTGGCCGACAATGGCGAAGTGACGATGACGCTGAACCTGCGCAGGAAGACCACCGGCAGCGGCTATCTGGCGGTGCAGGAACAGCTTGAAGGGTATGCCAACGACGGCCTGCCGCACAATTTTCAGGTGCGGATCGTGGGGCAGGTACAGCTGCAGTACGCCTTTGCCGCGCTGGTCAAATCGTTCCGGCCGCAGGCACCATCGGCAAATTCGGCATTGACCGCCGAATGCACCATTCGCGTCACCGGCGCGGTGACCCGCACGACGCTGCCATGAGCCTGTTGACGAAAGCCGCGATCCTCGCGGCGAACGACCTGCCGACGCGCGACGTTGCCGTGCCCGAATGGGGCGGCAGCGTGCGCATCCGGTCGATGACCGCCGAGGAGCGCGACGCGTTCGAAGCGGCGCAGATCGCCGCGAAAACCGATGGTTTCGTGGTCGTGCCGAACCTGCGGGCGCGATATGTTTCATCGTGCATCGTCGGCGAGGATGGCCAGCCGTTGTTCAGCGAGGGCGAGATCGGCGCGCTGGGCCGCAAATCGGCCGCCGCACTTGACCGGGTGTTCAGCGCCATCGCCGAACTGAACAAGCTGGACCCCAATGCCATCGAGGAAGCGGCGGGAAAATAGCCGCCAACCCCTTTCGGCTGTTCCAGCACCGGCTGGCCCTGCAAATGGGCTGTACGGTGCGGGAATTGGGGGTGCGGCTTTCCAGTGCCGAAATGGTCGATTGGCTGGCTTACAGCCTGATCGAGCCGTTCGGCCAGCCGCGCGCCGACGACATCGGGCGCAGCATCATCGCGTCCGCGTGGCAGGTGGCCGGATCCCGCGTGGCACAGCCGCGCGATTTCCTGAAAACATGGCGGCCACAGGCCGAGATCGATGACGACGCCAAGCTGGCCAGCCTGATCGGCTGGCTGGATGCAAAAGCGGAAGGGGGCGATTGATGGCGTCGCCGATGTTCAGAGCTTCGGCAAGTCGAGTGCCTGTTCTACGAGCCGGCGGATTGATTCCGAGCGCGAAGGAATGTCGGATTGGGCGCGACGCCAGTCATCTATCGCCTTCACCAACGGGTCGGGCGCCCTGAATTGCAGAAGCTGGGGGAGTTTGGTTTCGCGTACCATAATCGTTCATGTATTACACGAGTTGACAGCAGTCAATAACTTCGCGTAATACGTGGACGGGACGACAAGGTGCTCCAACACCCAGTCGTCCCTAACCTCAACCGTCCTGCGGAGACGATCATGGCTGATATCAGACATAGCACAAACGTGGTGGCGCTACCTACCGCTGCAAAGCGGCCAGTCCGGCAGAGCCAGGGCACCGATTTCGATGTGGTGGTGGCGGGTTTGCCCAAGCTGCCAGGTCCAGCGCCGATGCTGCCGGAAATGCCCGATCTTGCTGGCTTTGTGGCGGTGATGACTTTGGCCGCGCTGCCAGAGGCATATCGCGAGAATGCCATACGGATCGCCGTGGCGCTGGATCAGATCAGCTCGTCGGCCACCTCCAAAGCGGCCATCGAGAAAATGAAGGAGACACAGCAGCTGATGAAGCTGTTCGCGGCGGTTGCGGCGCGGGCTTCGTGAGCGAGGGTCCTGTCAAGGTTTGCACCAAGTGCGGCATTGAAAAGCCAGCGACGACCGAGTTTTTTGTGCGTCAGAAGTTAGGGCGGTTTGGTCTCACATCGACGTGCAAATCATGTCGGGTAGCAGCAACCGCACACTGGCGAACAAGCGGCCCAAAAGCCCCTCGGGCCGTTTATGCAGACAGCGACGGCAACCGCACTTGTTCAGGCTGCAGGCAGCAGTTTCCCGAGACCGACGAGTTTTTTCATAAGGCGGATACAGGGAAGCGCGGCCTCAGCAGACGGTGCATTTCGTGCCGAAATAAGAGACTGGCAGCATATAAAAAGGCGAACCCTGACCGCGCGCGGGCCTGGTACTACAACAACCACCAGCGAGAACTGGATAAGCGGCGAGCGATCAGGACAGACCCTGTGAAGGGGCCGAAGCACAAATTAGCTATTGAAAATGCTCGACTAAAGAAGCCGGAACTGTACGCGCAAATTCGACGCGGAACTGACCAGCGCCGCCGCGAGCGTGAAAAAAATGCCGAGGGTTCGTTTTCCAAGCGCGACATTGCCGCGTTGCGAAAGATGCAAAATGGCAAGTGCTGGTGGTGCCAGTGTGAGTTAACCGAATATCAAGTTGATCATAGAATTCCGCTGGCAAAGCTCGGAACAAATAAACCTAATAACCTAGTGCTGTCCTGCCCTGATTGTAATCGTCGCAAAGCTGCGAAGATGCCGTGGGAGACGGATAACCCGCGCTTGCTGTAGAAAGGAGCCCGACTATGGCCACTTTGGTCGGGAGTCTCTATACATCTTTGACGCTCGAAAGTTCGTCGTTCATCGCCAACACCAAGCGCGCGGCGACCGCCGTCGAAGGCATGGAACGCCAGATGAACAAGGCGTTCGGCGCGGCCAAGGCGGCCGGGTTGGCGTTCATCGGCGGCTTTGCCGTGGACAAGCTGGTCGATGAAACGCGCCGCGCGCTGGATTATGCCGACGCCATCAGCGACCTTTCCGACCGCACCGGCGCCAGCACCCGCGCGTTGCAGGAATTCCGCTTTGCCGCGCAGCTTTCGGGATCCAGCGTCGATGATGCCGATGCGGCGGTGGCGAAGTTTGCCCGCACCCTTGGCCTGGCGCAGCAGGGCGGCAAGGCCCAGCTGGACCTGTTCAACGAGCTGGGCGTAAACATCAAGAACGCCGATGGCAGCTATCGCAGCCTTGATGACGTCCTGAAATCCTTTGCCGAGGGTGTATCAAAGCTGCCGACGGTGCAGCAGCAGAATGCCGCCACGCTGGAGGCGATGGGCAAGAGCGCCGGCAGCCTGACGGCGTTGCTGGGGCAGGGGGCGGAAGGGTTCGACGCCTTGGCCAATGAGGCGGCAAGTTACGGCATCGTTCTTGACGAACAGCTTTTGCGCAAGGCCGGGCCGGTTAACGACCAGCTTGACCGCATGAAGATGATTCTGGACGCGCAGTTTGCCAGCGCGGTGGTGAAAAATGCGGACAGCGTGTTGGCATTTGCCCAAGCGTTGATTGTAGCGACATCGGCAGCCGGAAATGCCTTGCGCACTGTTAGCGATTTTCGCCGGGGCTTTTCAGAAATCCTAGGCGACAGCGGCTTTATCAGTGCGGTCTTGGCCAATGATCAAACTGTCCTGAAAAGAGGGCGGGATGCGCGCCTGTTTGATGAAATCATGGCGGGCGAACTTAATGCCAATGGCCTGCCGGGGTTTGGCGCAGGCGGGCGCCTCCCAGGTGATGGCCCATCTTCAGCGGGCGGCGGGCGCGCCAGCAGCCAGATCAAGGCGATTGCCGATATTTATGGCGGGTTGAGCGCCAACGCGGTTCGGCTGGGCGGGCTGGATACGTTGCAGGACGTTCTGGGCCGTGACGGCGGGGTTTCGCAGGGGTTGCAGGACATATTGGACAATTCGGAGCGGTTCAGCACGACGATCGGCGAGATTTCGACCATCGCCGTCGATCTTTCGAACGTGCAGATCATCGACCCGGCCTTGCTGGACGCCGGGCAGCGGTTCGGCGAAGACCTTTCCCGCAACCTTGGCCAGGCGCTGGTGCTGGGCCAATCGTTGGGCGATGCCTTGATCAACAGCATTCGCGCGGCGGCGGCCGAATTGATCGCATCGGGGCTGTTGAGCCTGTTGACCGGCGGCAAGGGCGGCGGCGGCGGCATTCTGGGTTCCATTCTGAACGTCGGCGCTTCATTTTTAGGCGGCGCGCGGGCCGGTGGTGGTCCTGTCAGGGCCGGCCTTTCCTATGACGTCGGCGAGCTGGGCCGTGAACGGTTCGTGGCGCCGGCCGACGGCATGATCATTCCGAACGACATGATGGGCGGCGGGCGGCAGGCGGTGGAGGTGACGGTTAAAACCGAGCCTTCGCCCCTGTTCGTCCAGACGGTGCGGGTGGCATCGGCACAGGCGGGGCAGGCGGCGGCGGCGGACATTGCCCGGCGGCAGGCGCGGCCCCGGATGGCGGCAGGGCGCGGCTGATGGCGTTGATCGCACTGCCGTCGCGCGGCATCCAATCCATCGAATGGACCCAGCCGCCGCGCGCGGCATGGGCTTCGAAATCCGCCTATTCCGGGCGGGCGACGATCATCGACCGGGGCACCGTCACCCAAGGATGGCGGGCGACCGTGACGGTGGCACCGCGCAGCGCCGCCGATGTTCTGGCGTGGCGATCATGGCAGGCGCAGATGCGCGGAGCCGTCAACGAAACCCTGTTGCTGGCGGTGGAATCGGCGCAGACGCTGGCCGCCGGGCCTTTCCCGCTGGCATCGGCACCCACCGCCAACAGCTTCACCGCCAGCGGCCTGTTGCCCAGCCAGACGCCGCTGTTGCGCGCCGGCAGCATGGTCGGGTTTTCCACCGCATCGGGTGTCGGCTGGCGGCTGGCCGTGCTGACGTCCGACCTGACGACCAACGGCAGCGGCGTTTCGAATGCCGCCACCTTTGACCCGCCGCTGTCCCTGATGCCGGGGGTGAGCACCGTTGCGCTGCATTTGCCCTTTGCCATCATGCGGCTGACCAATGGCGCCGCGCTGGGGTGGCAGGTGGCACCGGGGCGGATTTACCAGCCGACGTCATTCGACCTGGAAGAGATCGTATGACCTTTGCCGCATCATCCCTGACCGGCGAAATCAGGCCGTTCTGGGTGGGGTTCATCGACATCGCCGGGGATGTGGTGCGGGTGACGACCCTGCCGGCGAACCTGACGATCACCGGCACCGGCGACACCGACCTTGACGGGCAGACGTTCGAAAGCCTGCCGGCGGCGTTTGTCGAGGTGACGCCGGTGGTGCATTCCGACCGGGGAAGCGACACGGTGACGGCCACACTTTCGGGCATTCCCGGGGGCGACACCGCCTTTCTTTCTGCCATGGCCAACCCGGCGAATTGGCGGGGGCGCATCGCCCGGCTGTGGCGCGGCCTTGCCGACGCCAATTTCCAGCCGGTGGTGATCGAGGGATATTACACCGGGTACATCATGGATTGCAGCTTTGCCGGCGATCCGAACGGGCAGACGGTTTCACTGAACATCGAGAATTACCTGGCGCTGTTGAGCCAGCCGCGCGCCCGCACCTATCAGGACCAGGGCGAGCATGACCCGGCCGATATTTCGGCGGCGCGGATCAGGGCGGCGGCCAACGGCATTCAGAGTGCATCCGGGATCCAGAGCGGGGGCGGCGGTGCGCCGTTCCGGCTGGATGAATTCGCGCAGCTGAAATGACCCGGATCGACGCGTGGCAGGAAGCGGTGCAGGCCGTGGCCGATGAATGGGCGGCAGCGCCTTTCGAATATGGCCGGTACGATTGCGCCAGCTTTGCCGCCGCCGTGGTGAAGGCGCAGACGGGCCGGGATTTCTATACGCCGTTCCGGGGCAAGTATCGCAGCGCCGCCGGTGCCGCGCGGGCTTTGCGCCTGTACGGCGCCGGCGACCTGCCCGGCACCCTGACGGCGGCGCTGGGCGAGCCGGTGCATCCGGCCTTTGCCGGGCGCGGTGACGTGGTGATGAATGAGCAGGGCAACGCCGGGCTGTGCCTGGGCGCGCAATCCATGTTCATCGGCGAGGGCGGAGCGGCCCACCTGCCGACGCTTTCCTGCACCATGGCCTGGAAAGTCTGACCCCATGGGCAAGACGATCGGCAGCATCCTTGCGGTGGCGGGGGCGGTAGCCGTTGCGTTCATTCCCGGTGTCGGCGCGGCGTTGAGCAGCGCGCTTTTGAGCATCGGGCTTTCGAGTGCCGCCGCCGCCGGGGTTTTGACCGGTATCGTCGGGTTGGGTATCAGCGCCGGGGTCGGGCTGGCGACACAGGCGCTGGCCGGGCAGCAGCAGCGGCAGCTTTCGCGGCTGAACCTGACGTTCAACGCGCAGGCGCCGCGCAAGCTGGTGGTCGGCGAAACCGCCATGGCCACCGATGGGGTGTACCAGGAAGCCAGCGGCACCGATCAGGAGTTCATCGACCTGGTGATTGCCGTGGCGGCGCACCGGGTTGACGCCATTCACACCATCGTCAGCGAGGACAAGACGATCTGGACCGCCGCCGGCGGGGCGCAGGGCGATTATGTCGGGTATCTGACCGTGACCGCCGTGACGGAGGGGGTGAGCGGCAGCGGCGTGCCGATCAACGGTGGCGCGGTGTGGAACGCCAATTGCAGCCTGACCGGTTGCGCCTATATCGTCATGCGGGTGAAGCGCACCGGCAACGGCAAGAAGGCCGAAAGCCCGTTTGCCGCCGGCATTCCCGCCCGCCTGACCATCATCGGCCGCGGCGCCCCGGTTTATGACCCGCGCCGCGATTCGACCGTTGGCGGATCGGGAAGCCACCGGGCCGACAATCCGGCGACGTGGGCATATTCCGATGGCGCGACCGTTCTGGGCACCAACCCGGCGTTGCAGGCCCTGACCTATCTTATCGGCTGGCGGATCGGCGGGGTGGTTTCGGTCGGCGTCGGGATGCCGGTCAACCGGTTGGCGATGGCCGATTGGATTGCCGCGGCCAATGTCTGTGATGAAACCGTGCTGGGCGGGCGGCGATATTCCACCCACGGCATGTTCAGCGACGATGACGACCCGAACGGGGTGTTGAACGTGCTGTGTGCCCACATGAACGCCGTTTTGCGCGACGCCGGGGGCAAGATCGGCATTCGGATGGCGATCAACGACCTGGGCGGATCATTGGTCACCTTTACCGAAGACGATGTTCTGGGTGAGCATCAGTGGCAGCCCTTTGCGCCGTTGAGCGAGAGTTACAACGTCGTGCGCGGCAGCTGGACCGACCCGAACGGGGCGGCGCTTTACCAGTCGGCGCCCTATCCGACGCGCAGCGTGACCGCCGCCGATGGCATCAACCGGCCGCTGCGGCTGGACCTGCCGTTGTTTCAGGATCCGCGCATGGCGCAGCAGGTGGCCGAACAGGTGCTGCGCCGCGCCCAGACCCGCGGCACATTTTCGGTCACCGTCGGCCCGCGCGGATGGGCGGCCGAGGTGGGCCAGCCGGTGCGGTGGACGTTCCCGGCGCTGGGTTTCACCGACAAGCTGTTCCGGGTGGTGCAGCAGAAGATCATCGTGGTGAACAGCGAGGCCGATGCCGGGGCCTTTTGCGAAATGGTGTTCCAGGAGGAAGACCCGGCGATTTATGCCTTTACCAGCGGCGACGTGGGCAGCGTGCCGACGGTGGTGCCGGCGGTTTCATACCTGCCGGCGAACCAGCCGTTCCTGATCACCAAGGGCACCGACATCGGGGTGGAGAACAACGCCACCTTCGGCGACAACCTGATCTTTGACGGGGGCCTGGCGTCAGGCGTCGGAGGATGGGAGTTGCCGGCCGGTTTTTCGCGCGTCGCAGCGAATGCCGGGCTGTCATCGGTCTGGGCGTTTGAGACGACGACCGGATCAGGCATCACGCCCTTTATAAGTTTCCCGGTTCTGGCCGGCCGCCGGCTGTTCGCGTCGATGCAGGTGTTTATTGCCGGTTCGGCGCGCCCGATCGGCCTGTATCTGCGCCAGCGCGATGCCGCCGACAATATCATCGCAACGGCTTTCAACGGCGGCGGTTCGGTCGCGCCGGGCGTCACCGCCTTGCGGTTGGAGGCGGCGCTGCTGCCGAACTGCGTCGCCGCTGAAATGTTGTTCGAAGTGCCTGCCTATGGCGGCGGGGCGGTGACGCAGATCACCAGTTTTCGCGCGGCCTATACCGAGGGCGGTGCCGACAATACGGTGACGCAGCAGGTGATTGTGGCCGTGCCGCCGACACAAGCCTATGACGCGACAGCCGCGGGCGCCATCATCGGTGATCTGGAGCCTGTTTCGGTGCGGGTGACGCGCGGCGGCCAGAACATCAAGACGGCCGATAGCACCACCTATGCCATCACCCTGCAGGGCGGCATCACCGCCACGATCAACAACACCGCAGGCAGCGCCAACAAGGGAGACATCACGCCGACCGCGTTGACCAGTTCGCAGGCGGTGATCGAGGTGCAGGTGACGGTTGATGGTGTGGTGCAGCCGAAACAGGCTATCCTGTTCACCCGCACCAACGCCGCGCAGGCATCGAGCGGCGGCACAGGGGCGAAGACCGCGACGGATACCACGCTTGATGCCGTCAGCGGCACGAGTTTTGTCGCGGTGTCGAATGTGATGACGGTGACGACCGCGACGGGCGAAAGCATTTATGGCACGGCGCCGGTTGATTATCTGTTGAGCGGGTCGATTCTGGACAGCGGATCGATGGATTTCAAATGGCAACGCAGCCCGGCCGGCGCCAACACCTGGACCGATTTTGCCGGCGCGGTGACCGGCAGCGCATCGACGGCGCGATACAACCTCGGCTTTCCCGAATTTGAATGGGTTGCCGGCGTTTTGGGGTCCGTGACCTGCAATCAATCGA